CCGTGATACACCATGCACTCCTCACAGGTTCTTTCATCTAATGCCGCATAAAACTCAGCCTTATGGATGCCCTCATGCTCATATCCTTGTAGAGCACCTTCATTCGATGCTGCTATTGTCTCAGTACGGGCTACCATCTTAGCCCTTCTCTCATATCCGTTTGCGTAATATCCTTTAATGCTCTTGGTTAGTTGAGGGATAGAGTCACCTGCCTCAAACCCCTTAGCGAGTACCTTCCTTAGTTCCTCATAAGTCGTACCATTAACCATCTTGGCCAGGCTAAGGGAACGGGTAGCTATCCACTCTAAAGCTGCTTCACTGGTTACTGGTTCTTGTTTGCTTCTATGGGCAGGGTGTATCTCACCTCCGCCGGTAGCTATCTCAAACGATTCCATAAATATCTGCTCTATAATTGGATAGAATCCCTCATCCCATGATAAGGAAGCTACATCAGCATCAAAGGCTGAACTCAGAGATCCGGACTTCTCAAACTCCTTGGCTATCTCATCCCCTTGTTCAAACCATAAGCTCCTGAATACTTTCTTGACTAACAACTCATCCCTCTCGGCTTTGGAGACATACCGCTTCCACCTGAGTTCTTTCTGTTCCTCGGTAAAGGATTTCTTCAGTGTCAAGCCTTTCTTCAGTGTCAAGCCTAACATCGGCGGCGGGGCAGCGAACGTATCCCCTGCTTCTGGCTCTGCGTCATAGCCTAATGACACCCTAGCTTCTTCTCTGGTAATAATGCCTATTGGATATAACTCCTTTGTCTCCTGTATTATTGCCTCCCTGTTCTCAGGCACAGGGTCTTCATAGTCAAATATAAACCCCGTATCATACAAAGGTACTAACTGCTCGTTAATTGCTTCCTTGATTCTGGTCAAAGCGGGCTTTATCACATACTTGGCAAAGACCAACTCATCAGCCTCTACCCTTGCCCTGCTTCCCGGCCCTTCAACGCCCAACATGCTGATAGGAATTTTATATGCCCCTAATATAATGTCACGGTTCATTTTACGGGTTTGCCAGAACTCCATGTCCGTATTGCTATAAGCTATCTTGTTTGCTTCAGCACCACCCCATAAGAAGCCTGCTTTGTGAGCATTTCTCCACCCTCCGAAAGACTCACTCCATTCAGCCCGTATCTTATCCCGTTCTGCCTTTTCTGGTATCTCAGGGTACTTGATAAGGATTGATGGAGTAGCGTCATTGTAGAATAACCGGTTCTGATAGTTGGCAGCGTTCTTCTCACTGTCTAAATCAACAGCTATACTCTGTGCCGCACCTAGTCCTCGATACGGGTTAAGCGGGTTGGGGTTGAATACATGAATTACCTCTGGAACCTCAAGCCTTAAAACATCCATACCCCGCCTGAACTCATAATGGCTGATATAAGTATGAGGATCGGGTATAATGTGCATGAATTGAGGAGGTGCTATCCACATCTCAGCTGGTATGTTTAACCTGTTAAAGTTCAGGACAATGAAAGCCTCACCCACTAAACCAAGATACATCTGTAGTAGCTGTATGAATTGATACTTAGTCTGGAATGGGTTGACATAATCCCACATGTCTAATAGAGGATGATTGTCTACCTCATCCCCCTTCTGGCCGTTATCCTTGTTGAATAAGTGCCACTTCACATCAGCGACACTCTCAGCGATAATACTGTTAGCACCAAACAGCCAGCCCACCTCTCCATAGGCAGCCAGATATTGAGTATAGTTCCAATTAGGCGGTATATCCATCATAGAGATAGACGACCCGCCTAACCGATATGTCTTGAACTTCTTAATCCAGTTTGCTAGATTTAGTGCCATACGTTAAACCTCAAACACCGGCCTTCTACCGGCTATATCAGCTAATATGTATCTCTCAGCATCCATGAAGTGGAATGATGCCTTGTTGTCAATTACCTCTGTCGGTTCCTGTGACTCATCCAGCTTCCTGCGGTATTCTTCCTTCTGTGAGATTGTATGCCTACAGGTATTGAAATATTTAATCTTGTCCTTCTGATGTAGAGCCCACACCCTGTCAATCCCTAATTCAACATCGGTTACTTTACACTCTTGTAGGTGCCAGCCCTTCTCCATGAACTCCCGGCGCCACTGTCTTTCAGCCGCCACCCCACTGGCTACCTTGCGGTATACATTCTCCCCTTCGCTTAATCTCTGGAGGTCTTTAACATGCTGGTCTATGCTCTTGTTGCCCTCAAGGTATTCTCTGTAGCAGTAGAAGGTTCCGTTAGGTGATTTGGCATACCATAAGACTGCTGTATGAACCGGCCCATAGTCCTGGCCTACATATCGAGGCCATTCATCAGGTATCTTGAATGGAGGTATGACGCACTTCTCAGCATTGAAGGATGAGTAAATCATCCCCATCGGCCTCTCAAACTCCGCGTCATACATCATCCTGAACCGGTGTGACTGCATGGAGTTAGGGCCGGAGCGCATCTCCTCGTAGACATGCTTCGGGAAGGCAGGGTTATCTATGCTCTTCCAGCGTTCTACATGGATGCAGTCGTTATCTGCTTTATCGTTTATGTCTGTCTTGAGCCATCCCCTGTTGTAAGGGGTTGTAGTAATCAAGACCTGCCCATCCATCAGGGATACTCTCTGTAAGGCCGTCTGGTAGGCTATGAGGGACATCATGCCCCCCTCATCTAACCAGTAGCCTTTGACGGCGGCCCCTTGCATGGAATCCGGGTTATCAGCACTCCCTAAATAGAGCTTACCCCAGACAGTCTCTATGATGCGGTCAACAGCCTTATAATTCGGTTGCAACCCCATCTGTGTGAGCCAGTCCATTAAGGAAGGACGGTTAGGGTCAGGGGAGTTGAGTATAATCTTGGATAGCATCGGGTATGTCGGTTCAGCTACACCCCAGGCATATCCCTTCTGGTCCTGCATCCGGGCATATAGCCACCAGTAACCGAGTTGTGTCTTGCCGCCGCCGGTGCCGGCTATCGCGGCTAATGTCCTAGCCCTGTTATCCCAGATGATATTAGCCTGCCCTATGAAAGGGTGCATCTGTACTTTGGGCTGCTCAGTTTTGGTTGGCATCTATCAATACCTCACGAGGTGCCTTGAATACAGCACCATCCGGCATGATGAATTGACCTATCGGAGCTATTAGCGGCTCGCCTTCCTTGCCGGTAACCTCTTGCCTCTCGATATAGCCTCTGCCCTTACCCTGTGTCTTGAGGTAGAAGATTATGGAGGTTATATCACCATCGCTAATCTTGGTGTATAGCTTACCCTCAGCCATATCAAGCATGGACTCTTTGGCCTCTTGGACTGCCTCTTTGACCGAAGGGAACTCGGCTGCATAGCGTTTAACTGTAGTATAAGAAACACCAGCATGACGTGCAGCCATAGTAAGAAGCCCTCTTGTTTCCTTGAGGGCTGTGATTATTCTCTCTGCTGTCTGCTGCCTTTTTTTAGACAGCCCGTTTGTGCCATTACCGTTCATCCAACATCACCGCCAATGTATCCTTCTCAAGTTCTTTAATCGTGACCTTAAAAGCCTTTCCTTTAAGCATCACCAGTTTAATTGCTGCTGCTAGTTCTGATTCGGGTATTTCCAGCTTAACCCTTACTGCTCCATTGCCGCTGATTAATATTGCAGACTGTATATCCGGTAGTGAAGCTATAAACTCAATCTCCATCAAAACCCCATCGAAACTTCAAGCCTCGGCCTTTCCTTCAGGTAAACCATACCCCCGCACTTACGGCATCTGTAGCACGTTCTTATCCCTTCGTGAGGATGGTTAAACCTACTAATCTCAGCCAATATAAACTTCTGGCAATGGTCACAGTAATATCCTTGTTCCATTATCTCATCCACTTATTAAGAGATTCATTAAGAATCACCCCTATTATGATTCCCTGCCCTGTTCCTATAAGGAAAACAGTGAGAAGAAGCCAAAGGTCTAAGTCCCAGTTCTTCATTTTAATTCACGAACTTCCTTAACCATGGAGGTAGGGATACAAAGGGTGCCATCTACCCAAATCTGGTCGTCATGTTCACCTACCACAAAACCAAAACCCAATATAATCTTGCCATTCTCCTGAGAAAGACAATAGCCAACATTATTTCTCATAAAGGGGACTGTTTTACAAGCATCATCAGGTGAAACCTGATCATTGTTAAATAGTGCATCTTCCCAGATTACCTCTACAATCTTGTAATCCATAAATACCCCTTATGCCGGTAAGAGTTGCGGTTGATTTCTATTCTCTATGTCAAGATCAAGAAGCACATATTTCTTACTTTTACAACCCGGGCACTTATCACCGGAAAGATAGACTCTATTGCAATCAGTACACATCTTGGCAGTCATGGCCTCTCCAATAGAAGAACCCGGCATTTCTACCGGGCTCAGGTTACAAATTTAACTATCAGGACACAGTATATACTTATTTTGAGAGTTTGTCAAGTGTTTTTCTTCAAATGTACCCCAATAAAAGTCGTTTTCAAGGGGGTATCAGGTATGGTTAGGAATTACCCCACTCCTCACCGTTCCATACCTTTTGATATTTCTCTTTCATCACAAAGGCAAGCCAGAGTTGTTCCATTGAGGAACTGTCGTCTAATCCTAAATAATTAGCATTATTACCAAAGAAAACAGCTAGTTTCACACTGGTAAACGCATAAGCCTTATCATCTACCATCTCCTGTAACTGGTCTTGACGGGGGAGCCAGATAGCACCTGTTCCGTCTATTTCCCCCCTGTTGGTGATTGTTAGGTCATATTCCCCATCGTTCCCAACTATGAGTATACTCCCCTTTTTCAATGTCCAAAATCCGTTGTACTCCTCTATCATTTTACCCACAACAGCATAATCGCCTTCAGTGTCATGTTCTAACCACTGTTCTTGTATCTCCTCCGCCTTCTCACACATCTTGATGTAGATGCTACCGCAATCCATATTACCTCCTTATATCTCTACCCTTACCCTGTGCTTACCTACTCCGGACAGCTCTTAAATAGATAGCAGCATCCCTCATATCCTTAAAAGCTACCAAGTGATCTTCATTCGGAAATAAAACAACTGTCGGATTACAGACATGAGCGCCGAAGAAGCCGTATTGCTGCGCCCTGTCATCACCGGTGGCATACGTTCCTGTTCTAATAGCGGCACATTCCATACCGTTATATCTATACTGCTCAATAGCAGCTACGTGCTGATGCTCGAATACCGTAAACCTTGCCCAAGGGAAATCTAGTCTCTGGTGTTGTTTATTGCTATGAGTCGGGTTAAAGACTGAGTTAAATCTCCCTATATGCCGCGAGGCATAAGGGTAACATTGATTACCCACCCACAGATTCACCCTTGCCCCATGCTTGGTATAGATTAGTCTAAGTTCCCTTGCCTTTTCCTTGAGCCAGTCCTCCCCGGTTAAGGTCACTGTCCAGTACTGATGATTCCCTGTCTTGACGGTGTTGATTTTAGGTTTCAGTTCTTTAAGCGTTTGGGTGTATAGGCCAACCTGAGTAGATACCGGTATCTGATTATGCGATGAGCCCACTTTAGAGGCTTGTATGATATTCTCCCATGCATCGCCCCCTATATCGACATAAAACCCTTCTTCATCACGGATAAATTCCATGTCCTTCCTGAAACTATCATAATCACACCCCGGCTGGCCTAGTTGCCAATCCGCCGAACTAGTCAGAGCTATCGGTAAGGTTGTCTTAATCTGGATAGTAATCTCAGTCGGGACCTGTGAATGAAGGCCAACAAGTCTATCCATGTTCTTGAAGATGTCAATCTGTTCCCCCCATGGAACATCGGCAACCTTGGGGCTAGTTGTGGGTGGTATTTTAATATTCCTGTAAGATGAGATAGAGTGCTTCACATAGTCATAGGAAA